CCTAATGCTTTAAGTTTGTTTAGTGCTGATTGTTTGTTAGCAAGTTCTGTAGCAATCTTTTGTTCATGTTCATTTTGTAATTGAGTAATTCTATTTTCTAATTCTTGTTTAGTAGGTTTAATTGCACCTTCTTTAATAACAATAGTATGTTCCCAGCACATTCTTTGATCGTTAGGAATTTTATCTCCATTATCATCATGCGTTCTCCAACCATACCAGTTAGGAGTATCTAAATTAAAACTATGTAATGCTTCTTGTAACCAATCTCTATTCATTTTATGTATCTCCTAGTCTAATAAATGATGCGTAAGTTCTATTAATAGTAGTAGTGCCTTCATAAGTAACAGAGCCAGATGCTGCTATATTAAATTCAACTTTAATATTTGTAGTATTTGTAACATCTAATAAAAATGAACCAGATAATTGAGCATAAGCATCTTGAGCATAAATCCCACCAAAAGATTCTGTTGCTGTGCTAAAATTTGAGCCACCATCTGTAGATACCATTATATAAATTCCAACATATAATCTTGCTCCAGAAGTACCAGTAACAAAAGAATTAATATTTACTAAATAAATTCCAGTTGAAGGAAAACTAAATCTACCAGAACTTTCTGTCATACCTGTTCCTATTATTCCAGGTGAATCAGTATCTATTCTTTCCCAATTTGCTGTTATTACCCCACTGCTTCCAACTAAATTTGTATTTATTCTCCATTGATCTGCTTCTGTAATTCCAAATGAACCAGATAATTTAGTAGATACAATAGCCGCACTTGCATTAATGTCTGCATTAACAATAGTACCATCTACAATCTTTGCAGATGTTATAATACCATCAGCTATATCCGCAGAAGTTAAAGGTACTGCAGAAGGTTTATTTCCTATAAAAGGCATAATTAATTTCCTATTATGAACTTATATCATCAACTACAGAAACCCAAACGTCTAATGATGAAGCTGTGTCTGAAATTATTTTAAGTGCATCTCCAGATTGCATAACAAACTTAGCACCACCATCTAAAACTTGTAATGATGAACCTGCTGGGATTGGAGCTGACTTTACTAAATAAATATCGTTAGAACCATCGTTAATATAAACATCTGCATTAACCGCAGAAGCTGTAATATTAGCAACTGATATTCCTACAACTGTATCGTATGAGTTAGCTGTGAAAGATGTAACAGCAGATGTGCCTACGTTATTGTTTGTGTATCTTCTAAAATTTTGTGCCATATTTTATTTCCTATTATATTATTTGTTACTATAAAGCAATTGACATAGCAATCGCAAAACCATTACTTGCTTTACTATCTATTTGAGTTTGAATAGCTGAAGTTACACCATTCAAATAACCAAATTCTGTATTATCTACTGTACCTGTTCCAATCTTAGTTGCAGCTATTGAATTAACTGCAAGTGATATTGTACCAGAAGAAGTTATTGGACTTCCTGTTACTGTAAATTCTGAAGATCCTGAATCAGCTACTGCTACAGATGTTACTGTACCACCTGAGCTTGGGAATACTTGTGTATATGAAATAGAACTAGAACCAAGTGTAGCACTTGTGTCTGTAGTACATAAAAATAAATCATCAGCATGAGTAGTACCTTCTGATACTAAAATTAACTGTCCAGCAATTTCTGATATTATATCAAATTCTGTATCTCTTGAAGCAGCTCCTGAAGCTACAACAATATATAAACCATTTTGAGATGCAGTAGATTGATCTTTTAATAAAACTCTATTTCCTGTTACTAATGTAACACCATCTAAAGTATCACCATTTTCTAATCCTGTAGAAATATTAACATTTGCAGTAGAAGCAACTCTAGCAATAACTCTTGTTCTAAGACCAGTAACTAAATTATCAACATAATTTTTAGTAGCAGCTTCAGAAGAAGATGACGGATCACCTAATCCTGTAATTGTTCCACCAGTTAAAGCTACGTTGTTAGCATTTTGAGTTGCTATAGTTCCTAATCCTAATGTTGTTCTTTGAGTAGATGCATCAGCATCATCAAGTAATGCTTTACCAGCAGTTGTTAAATCAAATACTGCAGCTGTTCCTGATCCTGTAAATTGAATACCTTTGTCAGCGGCAGAAGTTAATCCAGCGATTGCTGCAAGTTCAGCATCATATGCTTGTACGTTTGTACCAATAGCTAAACCTAAATTAGTTCTAGCAGTAGATGTAGAAGATACATCAGATAAATTATTTGAAGCTGTAAGTTTAGTTCCAAGTTGCGTTTGAATAGCACTTGTTACTCCTGATACATAACCTAGTTCAGTATCTGTAACTGTTGATACAGCAATCTTTCCAGATGAATTAGATATAGCAGCTCTACTAGCAGTTAAGTCAGAAGTTACTACGGTTGTAGCAGCACCTGTTATTGTAGCTTGTTTAGCATCTATTTGTGTTTGTATTGCAGATGTAACTCCATCAAGATATGAAAATTCTAAATTAGATACTGCACCACCGCCAATTTTAGTTGCGTCAATTGCAGCTGCTGCTGCGACTTTAGCATTAGTAATAACTAGTTCTGGTATTGAATCTCCAGTTTTAGATAATGCAGCAACATAAATAACTACTGCTTCGTTAGCTAATGAACCACTATCCCATGTTACTGTTACAGTTGTATTAGTTGAAAATGTAGTTGCACTTATTGTTCCATAGATAGTTCCTGGAGTTGTAGCTATTGCTTTAACTCTACGACCTACATGATAAAAACTTGTAACATCTACACCAGCTACTGTGAATGAAGTTGCTGAAGCATAAGTAATAGTAAATCCATTATCTCCATCTCCATAAATAACCCATTGAGAATCGTTATACCATTCTCTAATTTCTGCAGCTAATCCTCTAAAAGCATTATTAATATTAGAAGGTAACATTCCTTCTGCAACACTAATTGAACCTATTGTAGTATTACTTGATGCTGTTGTGCTGTAATCTTTAATTCCTGCCATATTAATCTCCTATGAACCATGAGAAAACTTTATCGTTTTCTGTATTGAATTTGTTTATATATGTATTTACCGCTTCTTCAAGTTGTCTTTGAAAGTATTCTTGCGTCTCAAATGAATACCTAACATTATCTATATCTTTTTCAACAACTTCTACCATTATCTATATCCTGCTCTACTTGCTACAAGATCTATACCTTGAGCATGATTCCAATTTGTTCCTGATGCTATCTTAACATTAGCTCTAACATATCTTCCTGATTGTCTTACAGGATTAATACCACTATTGGTCATAGTAGAACTTGAAGATTCTGTTTCTGTATCTGCAAGACGTTCTCTTGTTTTAACCGTAACTGTTGCTGTCGCATCTACAATGGGTCTAACACCAGTAATATTTGCTCTTGTTCCTGGAAATACTTCTTGCTCTGATGTTTCTATTTCAAATTCTAATTGATTACCAGAAAAGATTGCTGCTTTATAATCATTAGTAATACCACCTAAATATAACTGTCCACCAGACCAGAAATCTGAGTCTAATGCAATATTAATATCTTCTAAGTTTTGAGATATAATATCCATTAATTCAACAGTATAAGCTCCAACAAATTGTGAAAATATTTGGCTAGCATTAGCTTCTGCTAAAGACCATTTTTGAGTTGCGTAATTATAAATTAAAATTCTATCACAAATACCAGTTGTGTTATTTGTATTGTTTGCAGATGGGTATAACCACATCGCTAATTGATTAAATGGATCAACAGCTGCAACTATTCTATCTGTAAATGCTTTATTTAAATTACCGTCAAAAAATCTATTAACTTTTTCAGCGCCGATTGCTATAATGTTATCTCCGTCTATTTGATAAAATCCATCATCAGCATAAAAGAATACTCTTCTATTATCTTGACAAATAGTTTTTCCATAAACTGCACCTCTGTTTGGAGAGATAACTGATAATCTAAATACAGTTGCTCCACCTACAAAGTCCATACGAATAATTTGGTTTTGTCTAAATACATAACCAATTTCGCCTGATGTAATTCCAACAACTCTTCCACCTGATCCTGGTAAATCTTGAAAGTCTGCTGATTTTGAACCTTCTGTCCAAGTTGAAATATCATTTATTCCAGACCATTGAATTCTATTTGTTGCTCCGGATATATTTCCTGTAACTAAAAAATCTCTAATAACTCCTGATACTCTAAATAATGGTGGACTTCCGTCTGTAGCAATAGTTGATAAATTTGCAAAGTTTGTTGATGTTCCCATTAAATAATATTGAGGGGCATTAACTCCATTGCTTGCTATAACGTAATTTCCAAATTGTGTGAATGTAATAAAATCTGTGTTAGTACCTGATAAAGGAGTACCACCAGTAAAGTTTGTAGTTGTTAATCTTACGGTATCAGTAGAAACAGTTGTTAAATTATCTCTGCCTACAGCACCTCTTGTTACTGTAACGACTGCACCAACTACAGTTGCAGAAAAATCTGCATGAGCATCAATAGTATTTTTTAAATTTGTAGCTGTAGTATTATTATCTGTTTGAACTTGAAATTCTAATGCACCAGGAGAACCAAGAGTAGAAGTAAATACTACTGACGTTCCATTATTTTTAGTTAAAGTAATTGTTTTGCCAGCAGTTATATTTGCATAATCAGAAACTGTAATTGTGCAAGTTGCGAATGAATTGTTTAAAAGAAATCCTGATGCGCCTACATCAGTAAATGCACCTGAGGTTAATTGGTAAATAGTATCGTTAGTTGCAATAAAATTAAAAACAGTATTAGTATTGTCTCTGAATGAACCAGCACCCCTAGCGTCTGTTGCCATCGCATTAGAACTGTAAGACACCAAACTTTTAAATGGTTTATAACCTTGTAAAGCATAATAAACATTCTTAGCAACGTTTGCTCCTGGATTCAAGTGTTCAGGTTGATCTGGTAACCATTCACCAAAAGGTAATTGCATATTAATTATTCACTTACTGTTGTAACGAATCTTCTATTAAATGGAGATGATACGGTTACATCAGATCTAATTTGTAATGGCGATCCTGAAAACTGATCTTCTCTATCATTTAATTCAGCTCTTTCTAAAGCTGTTTGATACATTTGCGACCATTGTTGAGATTGATTTGGGTCAATACCACCAAGAAAATTACTTGCATGAAATAAACTTCCATACAAATAAATAGCTGGGTGATCTGTCAAAATATAATTGGAAGGGTTAGATACTGATAAAGCATCAAACTTTTTATAAAAATTTAATATGCCAGAATAAGAATCTGCTGGTCTTGGAGTAAATCTAAATGTTGATCCTAATATAGTATATGCTACTGGAAGCCCTGACATAGATGTTCCTTTAATAGAATCCATTTGAGGTGGGCTAAGATAATTCATTGCATACTTATCGTTGTTACTTAATATGTAAAAATCTCTTACTTGTAAAAATCCTGTTGGTGTGTTTTCTGTTTCTGAATCAATTGTAATTGTTGTTTGACTATGCATCTGACGTATTCTTAATTTAGAATTAAAGTCAGCTTCGGCAAGAACAATAAAATCCTCAGCTATCTCTGAAGTTAAATCTGATCTGTTTAACCAATTAGCAATTGTTGATTTTAATTCTGTGTATGTTGAGAGTGCCATTATAATCTACCTGGTGCTGTTCTAAAAAGTAAAAATTCAGAACTGTTTAATTTTTTTTTCATTATTTTATTTTGAACATCTTTTGGCAATGCAAACCAATTATTACTTCCATTGTATTCTTTTGCCCAAATTTCTAAAACAAGTGTTGGAACTGAAGCAATTCTTTTTAAATCTCTTGATTTAGAATAACCAGAGTTATGAGTATATAATTTTTTATTATGCTCTACTATTGGTTTATAATCTAAATTTTTTTCAATAACTATTCCCTTATCATCTGAGTGATAG